ACGCGACTTCATCCAGTATCGTTAGATACGTTTCACAGAAGGCAGGCATTGGCATCGGTGCTGGACGCATACGTGCCATCAAGTCACCTATCAGGAAGGGCGATGCTTACCACACTGGCGTGGTTCCCTTTTATAAACTATTCCAGGCGGCGACCAGGAGTTGTAGCCAGGGCGGTGTTAGGAACGGTGCGGCAACACTTTACTACCCTATATGGCATTTGGAAGTGGAAGATCTATTGGTTCTCAAGAACAACAAGGGCACCGATGACAACCGTGTCAGACACATGGACTATGGTGTACAGTTTAATAAACTGATGTATGAGAGGCTGATTGCGGGTGATGATATCACACTATTCTCACCACATGACGTGCCAGAGATGTATGAGGCATTCTTCGCAGATCAGGACAAGTTCAAGGAACTGTATGAGACTGCGGAACGTAACACACGCATCCGCAAGAAGACCGTTAAGGCTATTGACCTATTCAGCCAGTTCGTACAGGAACGCAAGGACACTGGACGCATATATTTAATGAATGTAGATCATGCCAACACGCACGGTGCGTTTAAGCCTGAGGTCGCACCCGTCAAGCAGAGTAACCTATGTTGTGAGATCGACTTACCCACTAAACCATTGAATGACGTAAACGATCCCAACGGAGAGATAGCACTTTGTACGCTTTCTGCTATCAATTGGGGTGTGTTTAGGAGCCCAGAAGAGATGAAAAAGGCGTGTAGGCTTGCTGTGCGAGGATTAGACGCCCTCTTAACGTATCAGAACTATCCTGTATTGGCCGCTAAACTAGCAACAGAAAAGCGTAGACCATTAGGTGTTGGTATCATTAACTTTGCTTATTGGTTAGCAAAGAATGACTTTACCTACACGGGTCCTGAGTGTTTACCAGAGGTAGATCGTTGGGCTCAGCATTGGTCATACTACCTGATTGAAGCAAGTGTAGAACTAGCAGAAGAACAGGGTGCATGTCCAGGTAGCAACGAAACGAAATACGGTGACGGCATATTACCAGTTGACACATACAAGAAGGACGTGGACGAGTTGGTACCGCACAAGGATCAAGTTGACTGGAAGGGATTACGTGCTAGGCTCAAAAAGTCTGGCATACGCAATTCAACGCTAATGGCACTGATGCCTGCTGAAACATCAGCACAGATCAGTAACAGCACGAACGGAGTAGAACCACCACGCAGTTACGTGTCTGTCAAGCAGTCAAAACACGGTGCTTTGACACAGGTAGTGCCGGAATATCGCAGATTAAAGAACAAGTATGAGCTCCTATGGGATCAACGCAGTCCCGAGGGTTATCTAAAGATCATGGCCATTCTCCAGAAGTATATTGACCAGGGCATATCGGTAAATACCTCATACAATCCAGAGTTCTATGAGGACCACAAGGTGTCAATGAGCGACCTGCTCAAGCACGTTGTGATGTTTTATAAATACGGTGGTAAGCAGTTGTACTATAACAACACTTATGACGGCCAGGGTGAGATAGACGTGGATCGTGATACCGCTGACTCGGTTGAAGGCAAACAGATGTTGACTGAGAGCGTTGAAGTTGTCGCAGGAGAGAACTACGAAGAAGACTGCGACAGTTGTAAAATTTAACTAATATAAGAAAATAATCACATGAGCGTTTTAAACACTAAGAAAGATCACCTAAAGAGTTTAGCATTCCTAGATAAGAACGGCGGTCCAGGCATACAACGATACGACACACTCAAATACAAGCAGTTCGACAAACTAACAGATAGACAGTTGGGTTTCTTTTGGCGTCCTGAAGAAGTTGATGTGTTTCGTGATGCCAAGGACTTCAAGGATCTAACAGCATACGAACAACACATTTTCACAAGCAATCTGAAACGTCAGATTTTGCTCGACTCTGTACAGGGCCGTTCGCCCAACTTAGCCCTGTTACCGATAGTGTCGTTACCTGAGATCGAGACATGGATTGAGACTTGGGCTTTTAACGAAACTATTCACTCACGTTCATATACACACATTATTAGAAATGTTTATTCAGACCCGTCAAAGGTATTTGATGAGATGATGGACATCAAAGAGATAACAGAGTGTGGTGAAAACATTACAAAATACTATGATGATCTAATCGAATACGGTTCATGGTACAACCTATTGGGAGAGGGCGAACACACAGTCAATGGTAAGAAAATCACTGTGGACTTATACGAGCTTAAGAAGAAACTATGGTTATGTATTAACTCAGTTAACGCACTTGAAGGTATTCGCTTCTACGTTTCATTTGCCTGCTCATGGGCATTTGCTGAACTTAAGAAAATGGAAGGCAATGCTAAGATTATCAAATTGATTGCTAGAGATGAAAACGTCCACCTAGCATCAACACAGCACTTGTTAAAAATGTTACCACAAGATGACAAAGACTATGTTAAGATCAAAAAAGAAACAGAACAAGAAGTCATTGACATATTCAGATCAGCGGTAGAACAAGAAGAAGCTTGGGCCAAATACTTGTTTAAAGATGGTTCTATGATTGGTCTTAACGAGCAGTTATTGAAAGACTATGTTGAGTGGATCGCATCAAAACGCATGAGCTCACTGGGATTACCTCAGATCTATAAGGGTGGTTCTAATCCTTTACCATGGACACAGAAATGGATATCAGGTGGGGAAGTACAGGTAGCACCACAAGAAACAGAAATTAGCAGTTACACCATTGGCGCAGTTAAACAAGATGTAGATCAAGACACATTGAAAGGATTTAGTTTATAATGCTTACAGTATATTCAAAACCAGCCTGTCCCTTCTGCGACAAGGCTAAACATCTACTAGAGAACAAGGGCGTAGACTTTGAGGTAGTAGATATTTCACAAGACATTGATGCCAGAGATTTTCTATTGGGATCAGGATTTCGTTCAGTTCCACAGATATTCAAGGATGGAGAATTATTCGTTGACGGAGGCTATCAAGGGCTAATTAAGTTAACAGAAGACGAATTTAACTCTAAACTTGGATAACTTATGGAAATAACGAAAAACGAAATTTACACATTCAAATTAAACTCAGGTGAGGAACTGGTAGCGAACGTCGAAGAAGTCAATGACGATCACTACATGATCTATAAACCTGTGTCAATCGCCCCAGGCCAACAAGGCGTGCAGATGATTCCTAGTGCATTTACCATGGATTTGGACAAAAATGTCAGGCTAAATATTAGTGCAATAACAATGATTTTTGAGACTAATGAAGATGTAGTTAAGAGCTATAAACAAGCGACATCCAACATAGTCACACCAGACAAACAGATACTAAAGGGCTAAATTATAAATGGCGTCAGGAGCAGTTAGACAGGGCGATGCGAACTCAGCTGGAGGCATCGCAACAACAGGAGCAAGCACAGTATTCGTTAATGGAAGACCATTGGTCTATCCAGGCATAAACGTGACTCCACATCCTTGTTGCGGATCACCTGGTTGCGGTATTCATTGTGCCGCAGTTACCACCGGTGGCAGTTCCACTGTGTTCGTAGAAGGTAAACCAGTGTTACGGGCAAATTCAGATTCTGATTCGTGCGGTCATGTTAGAGCAACTGGCAGTCCGGACGTGTTTGTGGGGTAACTCATGGCTTGTGGAGGTAACCTAACCGGTCTAAAAATGATGGCAGGCGCAGGTCTGCTACAAAATGTCGGACTCAGTGTAAGTCCAACCCTAACATCAAACATATCCAGTTTCACATCATCAATACCGGCAGTAGGACAGATCACTCAGATATCATCAGTGGCCAACGCGGGTGGATTTAGTGCGGGCGTATTAAGTAATCTGTCATCAATAGGTGATGGTGTCATGCCAGGTCTAGGCAATGGCATACCAACAAGTTTACAATCTACCCTGGGCACTGGTAGTTTGACCAGCACACTGACTAGCACAGGTAACAGCATATTAGGCTCAGATATGGGAGTGTTCAGCCAACATCTGACCAGTGCGGGAGCATTTGTGTCAGGATCAAATGAGTTTATAACAGGAGCATTGATAGATTCTTCTCTAGATCAAGGAATTCCTGGACTCAATGGAATAGACAGCATAATGTCAGGTTCGTTCTCTAATGTTAACCAAGCGTACCAATCATTTGGTAGTGATTTATTGAACACCGGCAACATATTAAACTTAGGAGACCTAAACAATATGGGGAATCCTCTATCTTTGGCACAGAATTTACAAACACAGGCAGGCGGGCTATCAGTATTAGCCGGGCCATTAGAAGCAAGAGGAATAGACCCATTGGCATACGGCTCGCTACTATCTCAGAATGATCCAGCATCTTTGTTAAACTCTACTGTAGGAGAAACATTAGGTACTGGGTCAATGACATCGGCCACTTTGTCAGCACAGGGTCTGTTGGATAGGTCATTGGCTAACTATAATACCGGTGGCGTTGTTCCAGCTAACAAGGGATTAGCGGAATTAACCTACGAGGCCATGGGAGATGTAAAAGGATCAGAT